TGCCGGGTCGAAGATGTAATGAATAGCGGTTGAATTCTCAGCAGCGAAATGCCAGTCGCGCAACTGCTCATCGAGAATGCGGCGATCGGTCAGGGTGATTGCGCGCCCCGGCGTCCCACCGTTTGCCCCCATGTTGCGCCGTACGTCGATCAGTACATTGCCTGATGGGGGGATGCTTTGCTTGGTGCCTGGCTGCATCTGCACCGCTTCATTTTTAACGTGCGCGTCCGGCTTGAGAAGAACCACTTCGCGCTGACCGTCATTGAGCCAGTTCAAAAGCTCCGGCGCAGGCCAGCGGGTGCCCAACTGGTCTTGAATCAGGGTTTGGGAGCGGTCAATCAGGGTTTGCGCGAGAATGGTTGCCATGAAAAATACCTCCAGGGAACCCACTACTTCAGTAGTGGGAGGAATGGAGCTACGCCGTCAGGCGTATGAGTAACCATCCGCCCTATGCACCAGCTGGCAATGTTTCCAGCCAATACCTTGAACGGTGGCTACCTCCGTTTTAATGTTAAACGTCCCGCGGGTACGAACCGCTACCCGCCCGACGTAAGTCCCTGCTTTCCTTCCCGCTACCACAACCGCCTTAACAATATCGCCGGTTGCGAAGCCTTTGACCCGCCGGGCACCTTTGGCTCTGGTACGTGGAAAGCCGTATTTGTCGGGGCGGCACATAAGCCTGCTGCCACGGCCATTGGCCGTTATGCTGGCGGGTCTGATACCTTCCGGAAGGTAGACCCGTTCGCCAGACTCGCCTACACAAGCTGCATCGACCCAGTGGTCCTTCAGGTAGTTCTGCCGCAGGCGATTCGCCTTGGTGCGCCCGCCCGACCAGAAGGTGACGGGTAGGCCCAGCAGCTTGAGTGCGCTACCTGTTGCGTAGCGTGTTGCATTAACCGCCGCTGCATCCCGAAGGGGCCTACGTGCCTGAGCCAATATCTTCCGTAGCCGTTCCGGCTGGTTCGCCAGGAAACTACGGATATCCTGGGTGCCTTTGGCCGTGTTGCAGGGCTCGCAGGCAAGTGTCAGATTACTTATGCGGTTGGTGCCGCCATTGGCCCGAGGGACAATATGTTCCACCTGTAGGGGGGTGTCTGTTTTTCCGCAATAGGCACAAGTACGATCCCACTTCTCAAGCAGATACTCACGTAGCTCGTAGCCAGCGAGTGTCCCTTGCTGATATTCCACTCCGGAGATCTCCGGGTTTTCGATCAACTGCATATCGAATCTGACGGTTTCCACTGCCACAGAAGTCAGCGGAGCTAACCGCTGCAACCTGCGTCCCCAGGTCAGCACATTGTTGACTCGGGAGTGCAACGAGGGTGGTAGCCACCCAGCAGGGCGTGTACGATTGTTAAAGCGGGGCTTGCGATAGCGGGTCTTGCGGCTCCTGCGGGACCGTCGCAACATCCGACGTGTATCCAGCAGCTTCTTAATCCGAATCCCGCGATGGTTCAGGTTGCCAGCCCATACGACCTTTTTGCCGCGTTTGCAGTCGGCGACCAGCGAGATTCCGGTGGTCCTCGACCCCGGGTCCACCTTCAACTCGACGGGCTGCGTCTCTCCGCCTTCGCGGTCTTTAAGAATAATGGTGAAGGGGTGCTTGCGGAAAACTGCCGCTTTCCCCTTCTTCAGCAGCTCACGGGCTCGTGCCGGGTGGCACGGCATAAGCGGCTGCCGGTTGTTATCAAGAACCAATACATATTGCATCCTGTTACCGTTCTTTCTCCGCTTGCGCGGGTGATGTTTCCCTCGCCAATGTTATCCAACGGTTTGTCGGCAACCACACCGACTTGACCCCTTACATCTGTTTAATGGTTGCCCGTAGAGCCGGGAGCTGGGAAATGCACTCCAGGGTACCTATATGTTCGCTGGTAACGTAGCTGAAAGACCTGTGGGCTTTTCAGCTGAGGCTGGTCAGGTTAGGGCTTGCAAGCCCTCGACTTTAGTCGTGGGTTCCTGACTTATTCCTCCGACTGCTCTTTGAATGCGTCCCAGGCCAGGTCACGCTCTTCCTTGGTCACGCGAGAACCCACCACGCTTGAGATCGCGCGCGCATCGGGCTTGCCGTCTGCGAGGTAATGCTTGGGGTTGTCGCGGTCGAGCGTTGCGATGGCTTCTGCAAGCTCGGTAATGCGGTTGGCGTCAAGCTCTGCGGGCTCTTCTTCCTTCGGTTTCTCTCCGCCCATCTGCGCCAGGTACTCTTTTTCGGTGGCATAGGACAGATCGAGGTTGCCGCGATTTTTGAGAAGATGCGCGGTGGCAGGGAAAATTACGCCGGTCACGTTGTTTTTCAGGTATTCGTTCACCTTGGGAGTCCTTTAGGAAAAGGGGGCGGTTTCCCGCCCCCGGTTGGTTACTTGGCAACGCTAGAAGTAATCAGCGCCTTGGGCTGCACGACTTTGGAACCCCACACGAACAGACCCTTGATGCCGGAGCCGAAGGTGGTTTCCAGTTTTTCGTGATAGTTGATGTCCTCAAGCTGCATGGCGAAGGTCAGGGCTTCCTTGGTGCCGGCCATGACCTGGTAGGACAAAACATTAGGGGTGCCCGCAACTGTAACGATGGGCACGCGATTATTGACGTAGAGGGTAAAGCGGTCGATCATGCCGAGCCGACCGTTGCGCAGCATCGACTTGCCATCGCCGGTGATCGAGGCGTCCTTGAGATCGGAGTTCTTAATCAACGATGCGATCTTGGGCGGCAGAAGAATCCAGCCGCTGCCCTCGTCAAGCTCGACTTCCTGCTCGTAGAGACCTTGGGAAAGGCGGGTAATCCACTCGATCACATTGACCTCGCCCGTAGTGGGAGCGCCAGAGACCAGGGTCAGGGGGGCGGCGGCGGTGCCGAAGTTGATGTCGCCGGAGATCGCTCCGCCGGCTGCGCCGATATTGGCCGCATCAGCGCCGGTGTAAGCGCCGCCGAACACGTCGGTTTCGATGATGAGCTTGGCTTTCTTGCGGGCCACTTCGGAAGCGCGGTCCAGGGGCTTGAGCTTGGTCTGCGCCATGTCGATCTTGTCGAGCTTGACGGCAAAGCTCTGCGCCTTGTTGATCTCAAGCGCGATGGCCGGGGTCTCTGCGTCCTCGAACGTCACCGTCTTGCCCTTGGTGTATTCGGTGAAGGTCGGATCGGGGTCGCGGCGAATCATGACCTTTTCGTTAAACTTGGCCTCGCCCTCATAGTCGGTGTTTGAGATGTCCCACAGCGCTGTCGAGCCGTAGAAGTTGCGCAGGGTTTTTGCGCTGAATACGGTCTCGAGCATGTGGCCGGAATTGTTGGCATAGGCGGCAGAGCCGTATGCACTCGGATCTTGTGCGGAAACAGATACACTCATGGCTGGTTATCCTTTACTTGAGCCGCCCTTCGAGTGCCGCCATGTTGACCATCTCGTCCCACTCTTCAATCGTCTTGGCCCCGTATTTCTGCGGGATATCAAGAGACTGGTTCTTCGCGTATTCGAGTGAGGCTTGATGGACCTCTCGCTGCGTAAAGGTCGGCTTGGTGTTTTGAGTTGGCGGCGTTCCGCCCGGCCCTTTGCCGGGAACGACCTGGGACTTGGCCCGGTCCTGCGGAGACGCCTTCTTGTTGGCCTCAATGTGGCGCTTCATGCCACCAAACACGTCAATCGCGGCCTGCGCGTTATACGACTTTGCGGCCTCTTGTAGCAGATCATCGAAGGTGCGACCCTGCATGTCGTAGGGCACATTCGACAGAAGAAAGTCCTGCCCCTCTTGGGTTGCCTGGATCTTTTGCCAGTCTGGATGGGCGGAGTTGAGGCTTGACCAGAAGCGTTCCTGCTGACTTGCGGCCTGTGCCTGCCTGACCTCTCCGGTATCGCCCTTCAGTCGGTCAATCTCGCCCTGAAGCTTTGCGGCCTGGGCATTTGCCACCTCTTCCATGTAGCTGACAAGATCCTCACCGTAGGAATCCACCAACTCATCGCGCTTGGCACTTGAGACGGGAGCCTTCGGCTCTTGGATTTTTAGGGTTTCAATTTCGGACTGCAACTGTTCGATCTGCTCTTGTGCCGTGCGAAGCTGCTGGTTGAGGGTCTTGACCCGGCCTTGTTCGACACGCGCCGACTGAAGCTCTCGTTCAAGTTCAGAGATGCGCTCATCTTTCGGGTCAGGGGTTTCCTCTTGCGGAGCCTCGGGGGAATCCGCTTGCTCTTCAGGGGAATCCTCTACGGGAGCCTCGCTGATGCCTGCTTCGAGCCGTTCAGCCTCTTCGATCTGCCGTTGTATGGCGTCAGGTAGTTGTGACATTGACGTTTGTCCTCCCGGCGAGCCTTGTTGGGAATCGCCTGTGATGTGCGAGAGCCTTGAAAGGAATCCCGCGTTTGCTATTGCGTCGGGTCGAAAGCCGTTGGGAATTTCGCCCGGGTGAAACAAAAAAAGAGGCCGACGCAAAACGAGCGGTGAAACTCGTTGCATCGGCCTCTTATTCAGATAAGCCCGTTATTTAGTTGTCAGAGAATCAGGAGGCTATGCGCACCCTTTTTTGTTGTGAGAGCGCGTCGCCATCCATCGACACCTTGATGTTCTTTGGCTTCCCGCCGGCGAAGTTAATCGTCATCTGCCCGTTGCCTCGCCCGAGAATGCCTTTAAACTTCTCGATCATCTCTAAAATTTCGGTGTCGCTCACGCCCAATCCTTTCTTTCCTCCATGTTACGCGAAGGGTCGGCGGACTGACTAAACTTTTCGATGATTTCCCGGTAAGTGTCGCGCCGGATGGTGTTTTCAAGCAGTCTTTCACCCCGCAGCTTACGGCTTACGGCGTCCAGATGGAAAAGTTCTCGCTTGAGTTCTTCGACCACCTTCTTGCCTTCGAGCGTGCGAAAAACCAGCTCGAAGTATCTACTGTCCGTTTCCATACGACCTCGCCTCCGGCAGCATGGCGTCCTGTCCGCCGGCCGGCTCACCTGCCTGGTTCAATGTCTGCGGTTGCTGGGGTTGTTGCTGCGGGGTATCCTGTTGTGCCTGTTGATGCTGCGGACTCATGACCTGGTTGGTTGGGGTGCCGGGTACCAACTTGTCCGCTTCGAGGTTAAGCCCCTTGGCTGATTCACGCAGCGCGTAGGCTCTGCCCTCAACCCCTGTGATCTGCATATCGACAGGGTTTGCGGTCTGCTGCAAAAACTCCTGCAAGCGAATCGTCATCTGCTCTTTAATCACCAGCGCACTTGAGCCCTTGGCCTCAACGCGAAGATCTCCTTTGGCGCTCTGGTCGGGGTGAAACTCCATGTTCCACACGAAAAAGCCCTCGATTAGCCCCTCAATGGCGTCATCAATGTTGCGCACCACGTCTTTAATGGTTTTGGTCGCCATGTTGAGCAGCATCGAGAGTCCGCTTGCCGTATTGCCTGCGCCGCCGACATCCTGCTGGCCGTGTGCGTAAGCGGGAATACCGCTCTCATCGTCTGCGCGTCGCTCAATCTCGGCCAAAGCTTGCAACATGGCGTCGCCCTTATACGGAATATCGGTCAAGCGCACCGCAGGCTGGCCGGTCTGCATGTCGTCGGTGGTCATAAACTGCTTGAGCGGGTGAATCTGCGCGCTCTCTCCTGCCGCCAGCCGATCCTTGTTGACCTCGCTCATCGGCCCCCAAGCCATTGCACAGTTATTGATAGCTGCGCGGTAGACCGAATTGGCCGCCTTCTGCGAATCTTTGAGCAGCTGCGGCGGAGCTTTGCCCCAGATGGTGTCGCCTGCGACGAAAGAGGCCAGATGGTAGGGACGCTTTCCCAAGGGGTGCGGATTGAGAATTAGGCGGATCAACCTTCTGCCGATCATGAAGGCGTGAATCTGGTGGTGTTTGTCCGGATCATCAACCTCTATGCCCCACTCTTCAAGCATGTGCCCAGGCACCGCGTCCCAGCATTCGAGGCAGTCAATCGTGTCTGCCGCATCGGTAAGATTGTTGAGGTGGTCGCGCTCGTTGTCGGTCCACAACCAGTCGCCCAGAGACCCGGTTTTGTGCTCAGAAAGAATGGTGCGGATCTCTTCATCACGGTAGCCGCCTTCCTCGCCCATGCCCAGAAGCTGCTGAAGCCGTCCCGGGTGCCAGCGGTGGCGCTCAAAGACGCCTGCAAACTCAATGTCGTAGGGATTGACCGGGTAGAAGTCCAAGGGGTGGGTGCGATCCACAAAGGGGTATGGCATCTCTTGCGTGGTCGGGATAAACTGCCCGTTCTGGTTCTCCCATTTAAGCTCCTGCCGCATCCGAATGACCGGGCCTTTAAGAATGCCGGCGTGATAGGTCATCATGTCGTCGATAAAGCGCGCGGCCACGACTTCAAACTTGGCTTCGGTCAATTGATCGTCAATAATTTGACTCATGCGCTCAGCGCGCTTGTTGCTCTCCGTGACCAGTGCGCCGCCTAATTCCTCCATTGCGGCTGCGGCCTGCTCTTCAATGGCTTGCTTGAGGCGTGCAAGATCCACCGGCTCGCCACTTTGCATCTCGGCAATCACCGCCTGGTCAATCGCCATCTGCCGCACGCGCTCCTTGATCCGCTCCGCCACGTCTTGCGGGAGGTCTGGAATGGGCGTGGGCTCCAATCCCCAAGGCTTGTCGCCGGGCTGAAAGATGATGTCTCGCACCCAACTTGCTCCGGTGCGGCACTTAACGTCGGTGAGATTGCGAAAGGCGTCCGTGCCGCCGATCTTCTTAATCATCTCGATTTCTGCCGCCGAATACTCGCCCTCACGCTGGCGCTTGGCGTCAAGCATCTCATGTTCGACATGGATCTTGCGCCGCTTGGCTTTCTCCCACTGAGCGTGGAGGTGTGAGACCAGCGCCGGGAGGTTTGGAGCTTCGCGCTCGATCTGCGGCTGTGGTGTCTGCGCCTGCGTGACCTCTTCCGGCGTCTGTACGAGAATAAGTCCGGCCATAGTTGCTCCTTACACGTGGCCCGCCCAGCCGTTGGAGGCTGCGGGTGCGCTGTAATTGGTGCGGGGTTTGGGCAGCGTGGCAAAGCCGTGACGGGCAAGGCAGTACGCCCAGGCTCTCTCACAAGGCGTTGCGACATCGGTTGCGATCTTGCCGTCCTGGTCTTTGCGCAGGTTGTTGACCTCGGTAAGCGTGTCCTTGTCCTTGATGCCGTCTCGCTTGGCCGCTGCATCTACGCTGAGTTGATCGACCAGCCTTTCAATGTGGCGCTCGGCGTGGAAGCCAAACTCACGACGAATCGGAGTCTTGCCGGTCTTGTGTCCGGGCGGGACTTCGGCATAAACGCGCTTGTGCTGCTTGAGAAGTGCTGAAATCACCACCCCGCCCACACCGTCGTTATCGACCACTGCCCAGGCGTTGCGGTATCTGCGACAGACTGCGGCTATGATTGATGCGAACGCTTCCGGGTCTGCCTCACCCTGCCAGCACGCCACCTGCTCACCTTGCGCGTGGTCAATCACTTGAATGGCCGCGCCGCCCACCGCTGTGCGCTGTAGCGTGGCACCGACGACATAAGAGCGCATCGGTTCTTCCCAAACGCTGAAGTTGCCCTGTGCGTCCGAGATCCATACGCCTGAGTCGAGCCGGTAGGTCGCAAGTGGCATAATCCCTTGCTTTTCGCTCGTTACCGTGATCTTGCCGCGCTGAATCATGGGCGCTGCTCCGTAGCGAATCGCGTCAAACGCATGGTCGTGGCCTGGCTTGAGAACGGGGAGCACGTCGCCGGTTTGCCGATCGACCTTATAACTCCACAGTCTGGCTTCTTCCGCGACATTCGTGCAGCGCGGATGGATGACAATTTCAGTGTGAGAGCGCAGCCATGAGATGCCATCCTCCACGCTCCCCGGCCATTTTGGAGCTGCCACCATGCGCGGGAACCCGTGTTGCTGCATGTAGCTGATAATCTCGGGTCGCGCGCTGTCTGCCCGAATGACATGCTCTCTTGCGCCGGGGATGCGGTCATTGAACGCGGGCGTATCATCAATCTCAACACCTGTTTCATAGGCTTCATGCTCGATGTAGAGCCGGTTGTCGTGCCGCCAGAACTTAACAAGCGCCGCCGGGTCGGTTGAGAAGCCCCAGTCTTGGCCATAGTATGGGCCGTCCCAGGAGTCTTTGGGCGTGAATTCTTTGACCGCCCACTTGCCATTGAGTACCTGAGAATGACTTTTCTGCCAGTATCCGCCTTCCCACACATGGTTGTAGAGGTCGGGATCGGTTGCCAGCATGTGGTGGCGCTGCTCTTCAAGCACTGCCGGGAAGCGCGGGTTGTCGCGCCAGTTCATCTCGATAATCTTCGACCGGGGCGGCGTGTTCTTGCGAAACCGCTTGTCGGTCGGAGAGTTTTCGTCACGCGGGTTCCAGATCACCCATATTTCGCTCTTGGCCGCGCGGATTGTCGGTTCAAGGCTCAGCCACGAATGGTCCGGCACGTCTTCTGCTTCTTCGACAATGCAAAGATCAATCTGCGCCATTGACTTGATCGAGCCCATGACGTGACGCAGGCCGCGAAACAAAAACTCCGTGCCGTTGTAGCCGCGTATATAATTCTCGCCGACATCGTATTGAGCCTCGAGCCAGGGCCGCGCCTGGATTGCCTGTTTAAGCTCTGCGTGGAACGACTCTTTGATTGAATTCTGATATTCGCGGGTGCAAAGGATTCTCAACCGCTCCGAGACGCCCCACACCGCAGCCATGAGCGCAAACGAGTAAGACTTTGCCGACCCTCGCCCCCCGTAGGCCCCCCGATACCTGAGCTCACCGCGCGGGGGAGCAAAGACGGGGATCAGTTTTCGCGGCAGTTCAATCCTTTCGGTCTTCAAGGGCGACAATCTCTATGCGTTGCGGAGTCATCGAGCGGTCAGAACTTGTGTGATCGACGGCCTCCTTGAAAGCGTTGACGGCAACATGCTTGCCAAGCAACTCAATATTTTTTAGCTTGTCCGGCCATTTGATCTTCTTCAGAAAGGCAATCGCGTTCTCCGGGTCGCTCTGTCCTGCGCGCACCTCCTGCACGTCAAACGATGAAAGGTAGGTGCGCCATGGCTTGGGCCACTCACTCAGGGGCTTGAGCGTCCAGTCGTCGTTCAAGATGTCGCCAATGTCCATCTCGTCAATAGACTTGAGGCGGTGGAGGACATAAGAGGCATCAACCTCAGCGCGCTTACTCACAGCAGCCCTGAGCTCCGCTATCCTTGCCTTAACCTTGCTGTTGTCCATCAATTCGCAGGCTCTGCGCCACACCGTAGCTTCAACCATATTCTCAGCGTTATACGCACGCCGGTAGGCTTCGCTCGCATTACCCGTCTCGACATACGCAAGACAAAACAGTTCCTGCTTTTGTGTAAGTTTCTGGCTCATGCTCTAATTATCTGCAATTATGGGGAAAAGGTGAAATTCTGCGGGGGATGGGAAAAAAGAAGGGATTAAAGTGGATGACATCGGAACATTGAAGGGGCTACCTCCGCCG